GTGATGCGCTGGCGCAGCAGCAGGTTTTCCAGCGGCGGCACCGGCGTGTAGTCGTAATCGATCAGCAGCTTGCCCGCCTTGAGCGTGTCCTTGTCGTTCACGCTCTCGTCCAGCCAGCAGTCCGCGCCAATCAGATAGCCCTGATTCACCAGGCTACGCAGCTTCGCGCGGATGCTCTCGATGATGTCACGGGCCAGCGACGGGTTCAGCGCACCGTCAACACTCCACATCTGCGCTTCTGCCATCGTGTCCATCAGCACCTGCGCGGTGCGGGTGTAACACTCAAACTGAAACAGCGCGTCATCACTGAGGCAGCGGGAACCCCAGAAGCGGAAGCCGTCTTTGCGGATCAGCGTGGTGACGTCGTTCTGGTTCAGCAGACCCGCATCAGTGGCCGGGTTCTGCAGATCCCAGAAAACGTCTTTTGAAATGCCGGTGACGCCGTTCACGCCCACGTTTGACAGGGACTTATGCCAGCCGGTCTGCTCGTCGATTTTGGCACGCAGGCCCAGCGCGCGGGCGGTGGCGTAGGCCGTCGCGTCTGCCTTCAGCACGGTGTCAAAGCTGATGAAGTCAGGCCAGATCAGCATCCCTTCGCGCTGGCTGAAGTTGCTGCGGTAGGCAATCGCCTCTTCAACGCTCTTGCAGCCGTACGCTGACAGGTAGGCAAAGCCGCGCAGATCCTGCGCCACGCTCAGCAGCTCGGTGGCGACGGCTTTGGTGTCGTGGCCCGGTACGCCGAGAATGCGCGGACTCACGCCGCACTGAGACTGTGCGGCCAGAAGCGCCTTCATGCCGGTGCGCTGGCCGTCGGTCACACCGCCGATGATGTTGGCGGTGGTTTCTGCTTCGGTCTGGCCCTGCGGCACGCGCACGACGACGGTGACGGGTTTCGACTGACCGGCGATGGCGTCCAGTGAGCGGGCCAGCGTGCCGGATTCCCCGGCCTTGCCGCTGGCGGTGAGTACGTCGGTTAACAGCACCGGGCGGTTCAGCGGGAAGGTGGCCGCGTCGGCGTCGTCGCCGGTGCAGACCAGCCCGACAATCGCGGTGCTTACTGTGGTGATGGTTCGGGTGCCCTCGTTGATTTCCTCAACGCGCACGCCGTGGTGATAATCCTGTGCCATGTGGCGGTTCTCCTGTGAAGGGGTTCCGCTATGGTGAAAGGTCGCGGGCGCGGGTGCATCCTGATGGCGTTGTGTGGAAAATCACACAATGAAAAAAGGCCCGTTGCGGGCCTGATGGTTACTGCGGTTTAGCGGGCCAGCTGATATCCGGCGCACCTGACACGTCGGTGGCCTGCACCGCCTGCACGTACTTCATCCAGGCGGTAAGCGTGGCTTTGTCCGCATCGGTGATGATGCCTAACAGCAGCTGCGTCTGCCATGCCTGTGTGATGCCGTTTGCCTCACTCACGCGCGCTGCCTTTTCGCTGGCCGCCGCGTCAAGCCGCGACTGCTGCTGTGCATCACTGTCGGTCACCCATTTTTCGCCGTCCCACTTATCAAACGCGGTTGCAGGGGCCTGCGTTGTGGTGTCCGCCGGATAGTCACCCAGCGCCGTGATTTTCACCGGCGCGCCGCCGGATAACGGGTAAACCATTTCGCCGCGATGGTCCGGCACGCTCAGCCAGCTGCCGTCCTGATACACGGCTACCATGCCCGCCTGCGCGTCAGGCGGTGCGGTCAGGCAGGCACAGGCGGGCAGGCCGACGCCCTGCGCCAGAAACTCCTGCACCGCACCGTTAAACTCCCCGGTCAGCGCGTCATACCCGTACACCGTCAGCGTGCCGTCGGCTTTTGCCAGCCCGTTCTTATCAAGCGTTGCCCTCGCCATTATGCAGCCCTCACGATGTAGTTAAACGCCACGTTTCGCGGGCGGTTCTCCGCCGCCACCGGCACCACGCGCGAGGCGTCAAAATAGATTTTCTCGCCCATAGACTGCCCGTTTGATGTGTTGCCAACAGGAGGCCCGTCGGTAATGGCTGCTCCGTCAACATAAACGCCCTCATTGGCATTTTTGCCATTATTGTAAAAAACGCCGTCTGACCTGCCGTTATAAGGCACGGCCAGCGACTGAACGCCGGTCATGTTTCTGATGGCATCGCCCTGCGCTGAAAGCAGCGCACGCCCGCTGTCAGCACCGCGCCCGTCGTCCCAGCCGCGGATAAACTCCCCGCGCAGGTCGGGCAGCTTCAGTGACGGATAGACTTTAGCCAGCGCCGGATAAGCAGAGGCGCTGAAGGATGCGCCGTTGCACTTGAGCCAGCCGCTCGGGGGCGTTGCCAGCGGCCACGGCTGCGGAATGCCGACCGGCATTGCCGAACCGTCAGCGGCCAGCAGGTACTGCGGATGCGGATTCGCGGCGGCAAGGTGCGCAGCTGTCAGTTTGTCCGCATACTGGCGCCCCTCCAGCACGCTGTCGTCCACGTACTGCCGCGTTGCCAGCACCACGGACGGGTCCACCTTCAGCGTCACGGCGTCGGTGCTGCTGACGATGATGATCATGCGCAGGCGCTGGGTGCGCCCGCTGCCCTCCTGCAGCTGCGGCTTGTAGGTTTCGGCGGTGTTGCACACGGCAATCAGCGTGCCGTCACCGTCAAACAGCCCCATTTCCCGGATCCAGAATCCGCCCTCCGTTTCCGGGATAACCTGCTCCGCAATAATCTGGCTGCTGTTGGCTGCGTCCACGGTCAGCGAGTTAAGCGCGGCGCGGCGCACCTCGTTAACCAGCTTCGTCTGGCTGGCGTTCGGGGTCGGCAGCGTGCCGCCGCCGTCGCCCACGGCCATGTGCGTGATATTCAGTTTTGTGCCGAGCGATACGGCGTTGGCAATCTTTGCCGCGCCGGTGCTGGTCACGATGGCATAGAATTTTGTCATGGTCCCACTTCCATCAGGTCGATAACGTGAATCGCCGCGCCCGTGTAGCTCTGGCCGCCGACGGAGATAATGTCCGGGGTGTAGGGGTAGACGGTGAGATCGTCGCCGTCATAGCTGCCCGCGCCGGTGAATAACGTCCCGCCGCTCTGCAGGTTGATGGACATGCCCAGCAGGTGACGGCTGCACGGCTTCGCGTCGCTTATCAGCCGCTCCAGTTCCGCGTAGGTTTCTTCGGTTATGCCCTGGTCCTGCACGCCGATGTCCAGGCGGAACGTGCCGGGCGGCTCATTGTTGTTCCACCACTCAATCACCCGGATCAGGAAGCCGAACGGCTCCACCACGCGGCGGATGGCGCTGATAGTGCCCTTGTGCTGATGAATGTAAAACGCATCGCTCACCACCTGCCGCTTGACGCTCTCCGCCCAGCTTTCGTCCCAGCGGTCCACCGAAAAGGCCCATGCCAGATAAGGCAGAAAGCCCGCCGGGCAGGTGGCCGGATTCCACAGGTCCCGCAGCGGCACGTTCAGCCCGGAAATGACGCTGCAGGCTTCTGTCAGGCGGCGCTCCAGCGCAGACGAACCGGGCGGCATCAGACTGCTGTTGCTCATGTCACCCCCTGATCGCCCGCAACGGAAATGTCCGTGCCGGTGCAGTAGCCCGCCTGCGTGCGGTCCATGATGATGTCCTGCGCCGGTTCGGTGATTTCCACCCAGTCCACACCGGCCACGCGCATCACCGCCCCGTAAGACTCACGCCGCACGCTGCGCCCCAGCTTTTTCTGCTCGGTCAGGTAAGCGGCCAGCTTCGCGTTTGCCGCCTCAAGGCAGGGACCGGCGGCCACGCCGTCGAACAGGTGCAGCCTGGCTTTCACGCTGTAGCTGCGGATAGCTGCCCCCTGAACCGTCACGCGGTCGGCCACCGGGCGCACGCTGTCTGCGTTCAGCGCGGTGTTCACTGTGGTCAGCAAATCCGCTGCCGCCGTGCCGTCGCCTTCGCGGCTCAGGACGGTGATCAGCACCGTCGCCGGTGACGGGCTGATGGCGGACACATCCTGCACCCGGCCATCGGCGCTTTTCGCGTGAAACTCATACGCGCCCGTCGGTCCGGCTACGCTCAGCCCCTCAAACGCCTCCGGCACGCGCACGCGCAGCGCGTCGTCCGATTCCATCACCGCATCCACCGGCGGCACCGCGTCAGGATTTTCAGGGGTCACGGTCAGGCGCTGCACGTTACTGCGGGCGGCCAGCTGGTCCAGATCGCTGCCGATGGCGTAAGCCACCATGACCGCCTGCGCCGCCTCGTTAATGCGCTGGCGCAGCAGGATTTCCCGGTAGACGTTCTCCTGCAGGCTTTTAACCACCGGCTCAGACTCCAGCGCCAGCACGCGGCGCATGGCGGCCTGTTCATCCGCCGGATAAAGCGCAATCAGCGCCTCTTTGCGCTCAGCCAGCAGCGTTTCAAAGTCCGGCACCTCAATAATCTG